TGATAGATCATCACTTCGGACAGGACAGCAGACGATTCAAAAAAATGGGATACTTTGGAATGGCTTGGTATTTGATCAAAAACTTCTGGAACCGCAACAACGAACGGTATTGGCGTAACATAGACGGTTCAAGATATTGGAGTTGAACGCAAATGAATGACGGGATAAAACTCGCTAAACAGTTATTGATGTGTTGGTTTGCCAGCTGGCTTCTGATGATAGTGTCATTGGCCGTGGCGGGAAGTATCTTTGAAAGAAAGGAATTGCTTGATATGACAGGAGGTAGCGGGCTGACAATATACCTACTCTGGGTAGGCATATTGTCTTTCGCTGTGTTGCTCCGTTACTTTTGGGCGAAGCGTTCTAAATGAGCAATGTATTCGCTCATATTGTGATCCGAAATTTGATCTACTGAACCTGTTACTAAGCCTCTAAATGTACCTTGGAAGCCGTCCCAAAACCGTGCCAACCCCTTTTCTTGATCAACATCACCTTCGCTGTCAATGTAATGCTCAGTGCCATGATGTCTGTAGCCCATGATCCACAGAGGTACTTTTGTTACTATGTCATTGTTGTTCACCCAACGATGATGAGTCATACCTAAACTTTTGGCATAACCGGGCCAGCCCACTCGAGGTGATCCGTAAGTGTGTACTTCAACTGGGTCTGCTAAATCTGGATCGTGGAAACATCTTGAAGCCATAATGGTTGTCATTGCCGCACCCAGTGAATGTCCGCAGAACCACAAGTCTCGGACCGGCGCATCGCGCTTGACATCATCTATAACCATGGGCCATAGTTCGTCAACTTCTGCTTTGAATCCTCTGTGCACCCTGCTCACAGTTTCTGCCATTACAGGAACAGCATCTAAATCAGCTTTGATATCGTTCCATTCTGTTGGCTCTGTTCCTCTACAAATAATTACCATATCTGTCTTATTTTGAAAGCGATAAGCCTGCGCTCCTGCTTTGTCATAAAATTCTACGGTGGTAAATCTTAAAGTTTTTGCTTGCTTTTTTGCTTCTTTGCTGTTACAATAAGCGATACTTGATAATTTAGCAAACAACAATCCTCTCTCACCGAGAGTAAGGTTAATAATAGACATGCTAGCCCTCCTCCATCTACTAGCGTATTTACCGGTTCCTTGCGATAAATACTTTAACGGAGTGTTACAGATATGAAAAAACGCACTAGAAGTATTCTTGAAGAATTGAACAGTATTAGGACTAGCAGAGATGAAGATCTATTGATAGAGAGCACTGGCTCTAATATAATTGAAAGTGCAATCAACTTGCTTAATCGTATCAGTAGGACCTACGATGAAGCAACAGCTTCAGAATTAGAAAGAAGATTTGTCAATAGTATTAAAAGCGGCGACCCAAAAAAATTCAAGAGAGGTGTTGATAAAATCATGGAAGCAAAACGGAACAACAACAATGACTCTGAATGAAGGCGGCAATATTTGGGCAGACCAAACTCAGAGAATTAATCGCGCAGATGTAGATCCTACCCTAGCCTGGCTAGAAAAAGTTACTGGCTTAGATCATGTAGACTTCAAACTAGGGAGCACAGGTCTCAAAGACACCAGCGGTGATTTAGACATAGCTGTTAATCCTGAAAGTATTTCAAAAGAAGAGTTAGTAAAGAATCTACTGGCTTGGGTAAAACAAAACAAACCAGACGAAGATCCAAAACAGTGGATCAAAAAAAGCGGAATCAGTGTACATTTCAAAACTCCGATTAACGGTGACGAAAGCCTAGGTTTTGTTCAAACAGATTTCATGTTTGGCAATCCGGATTGGTTGAAATTTTTCTACAGAGCAGATGCAGACAGTCAATACAAAGGCATGATTCGTAATGTTTTATTGAGCAGTCTGGCAAAAGCTGCAAATCTTAAGATCAACGACAAAGGATTGTTCAGCAGAGATAGCAATGAATTGGTAACTTTTGATCCTGACGAAACTGCGGTTATGTTGTTAGGAAAAGGTGCCAGTAAAGATGCCCTAGGCAGTGTTGAAAAAATTTTCCAGGCATTGGCAAATGACCCTAACAAAGAATCAAAACTTTCTGATTTTAGAGACTATGCTCAAAAATACGAGCTAGAGTTACCAGAAAACACAGAACTGAATAGAATCAGAAAACTTGCAGGCGTTAAGGCCCTATGAGATTCTGCGAAATTAAAACCCATAAAACAGGTGTAGCGGCACAGGCCAAAGGCAAAGATAAAATGCCCAAGGCTAAATTAGGCCGAACAAAACATCCGTTGCAAGGCAAATTAGTAGGGGAAAATTTAATCAACGAAGGAGCTCGTATTGAACACCTAGAAGATCTAGTGTTTAGAGAACTGCCACCTAGCAAAGGTGCTAACAGAGCTCTACAAAGTTTGATTAACCTTGAAAAAGGAGGACACAAAGATGTTACAGTTAAATGGGATGGATCTCCTGCTATTATTTTCGGCCGTGACAGTAATGGCAATTTTGTACTTACAGATAAATCTGGATTCACTGCTAAGGGATATGACGGAAAAGCAACCAGCGCAAAAGACCTCGAAAAAATGCTAATGAATCGCCCGGGTGCAAATAATCCGGATCCCAAGAAGGCAGAAGATTACAAAGCGTTTGCAGGCAGAATGGCAGATATTTTTGATGAGTACGAAAAAGCAACCCCAAAAGACTATAGAGGTTTTTTCAAAGGAGATTTGTTGTACTTTAACACTCCTGTCACAGAAGGCGGCGACTATGTGTTCAAACCAAACATTGTTGAGTACAGAGTAAAACAAGATTCAGAGCTTGGGAAAAAGATTGGCGCAAGCAAAACTGGAATTGTTATACACAGAGAAGTTGACGCACAAGGAAACGAAGGTCCGCTGAGAAATGCTGATATTTTACAAGGCAACGAGGTATTGGTAATTCCTCCAGTTACGGTATCTAGTGCACCTGAACTAGACGATACCAGCATCAAAGAACTCAAAGCGATTATATCAAAAGATGCAGCGGCCATGGATAACCTATTGAATATTGAAACACTTACTCAACTGAAACTTAAAAAATTGCCTGAAGTTTTTTATGCCTATATGAATAGCAAAGTTGACACAGGAATGGAAAATCTTGGTGCTGATTTTATAGAATGGACAAAAAGCAGAAATCAACTTAGCGAACAGGCAAAGCAGAAAATTGCACAATATGTTGCCGACAATCAGCAAGGATTCAATGCACTGTGGGAAGTGGTTGCAAAAATACAGGAAGTTAAAGATGATGTAATTAATCAACTAGACAATCAGCCTGGTGCTCCGGTAAAGCAAACTATGTCTAGCACAGACGACTCTGCAGAAGGGGGAGAAGGTTATGTGCTGGCACATCCAGAGGGTGACATTAAATTGGTACCAAGACAAACATTCAGTAAATACAACAGAGCAGTAGCGAGATAGGAGATGTAAATGAAAAGATTACCCAAAGAATTGAAAAGTTTAGTCAAATCATTGGATGAACTAACCGAAGGAGTAGTAGATGAAATAAGTCCTGAATATGATTTCGGAGATCCAGATCAGGACGATAACGAAAAAATGGGCAAGGGATTTGAACAAGATCCAATGACAGATCAATTAGAAAAGGTTGTTCAGAGTCAGGGCGACGACATTAAAAATCCGGTTAGAACCGTGACCACAGATGATGGCAAGGAATTTGAAGTTACGCCGGATCAGGCCCGTGCACTGCGTATGTTTGCCACAACTGAAAAAGTCAAACCTCAGGTAAGATCTCAGTTCCAAAAAGATATTCAGCATTCACATGGTCTACAAGATTTTTTAGATATCCAGGACTACCATGAAATGGCTCAATTATTTGTGAAGAGATATTTAGGTTAATGAGCAAAGACTTAGATTTTATAAAAAGTCTCTATGATGATAAGTTAATTGAACAATATCTAGGAGAAGACGCATTAGAACGCATTCAGAAAAGGGTAAATGCCAGAGAATTCGCCCTGTATGCAATGATAGTAGGCAAAGACAAAGCTGCTAGATGCAAGATTTTCTTGGAACTTGCTCAAAACAACAAAAGCATATCCAGCAATTATGTGCGTGGATATCTACCGCTGATAGAAATGATGGATGATATTATTACGGCAGGTCCGTCTTATATTTCACAACTGAAAGCCCTTCATCAGAGAGCCAAAAAGAAAGGGTAAAGCCTTAATTTCTCCTTAATCTGCTAAATACAATTGTAAAAAGTTCGCGGAGCGCGAATTATGTCATTAGAGAAGGAGAAATAAAATGGCAGACGTATCAAAAGTAAACAGTACCCTTATTACTCGTGGAGAGTTTTACAGCACACTACAACTTAAGCTTCTTAAGATTGTCATCGACAATTCTGTAGCATTGACTTCAGACACACAAGCTGGTGGTGAAGGCACAGCTATCACAGAAGGAACTGCTCGTAAAGTAGCACAGGACCTTGGCACAACAGGTGCACTATTTGAAATTGCCGCAGATGGCGAAGAAATGGTAATTGTTGGCGATGGTCATGCATTAGATGTAGACACAGTAGCACGCCGTGTGGATTTGATCCTAGGCGGCACAGGCGTTTTAACCAACACTGGTGTAACGGCTTTGGTAACAGTTACTGAGCCAGAATCATTTGGTAGCCTTGTAGCGTAAAGAATCCTAACTACCTTAGGACCAAAGGCCACTTTCTTAAGTGGCCTTTTTTTATCCCTGTAAATAACTGATGATAGTAAAAATATGTACTTTGATTGATATAACTGAAACTAATGCTAGACGAGATGACGATGTTAAAAAGCGTAATCAACAATCAAATTACATGGTGTTCTTACAAACTGCTGGATTAAGAGTTAACCCATATCCAGAATCGATTGCGGTGCAAACAGGAAATATCGATGGCCTTGGTTTTGGAACAAATTTTAGCGGCAAGCAAAGATATTGGGAATTTGTATTTTCATATGAATATGAAGGCGGTTTATCTGAGGAAATGTTAATTCAAGACTTTGATTTAATACCAATAATAACACAGCTAGATGAAACAGTTGCGATAAATAACAATGTAGTTAGGACGCAAAATACTCAAGAAAAAAACATCATCTTTAACTTAGTAGATAACAATTGAATAGCACTAACTAAATATATTTGAAGGCATTAATCAAGAACAACACAGGCTATCTTTTACACTGCAAATAAAGGCCAACGCAAGAGTTTACTTTATTACCTTTTGAGCAAAGGTTATTAGGAGAAAAGATGGCAGCCCATCCAACCACAGAACTAGAAAAAGAAAGTCTTGAAGCACATGTTGATTTGTGTGCGCTTCGCTATGAGTCTTTGGATAGAAGATTAACCAACATCGAAGAAAAAGTAGATGACATTCACAAAGATATTCATGACGGCAACAAGTCAATGACCAAGGTGCTTATTGGAGCTACAGGCACTATAGTTGCTGGCCTTCTTTCTACCATAGTGGTTCTATTAATGAGTTTCACTTAAGTCTATCTAAACTAAATACTTTTATGTTAGTAACAGAAATAATACAAACTCCTATTGACGAAAAACAGGTCTGGGCTAGATCCGGACACAAAGTTGTACGGAAGTATAGATGCACCGGCGGCGCCAGAAAAGGCAGAATTGTGTCCAAGATACAACAATGCTTTGCTGCACCAGACTTCAAAAAACGGGCTGTGCTTAAAAAAACCAAGGCCAGACTTGGCTCTCGCATGGCAAGGAAAGCCAAAAGAACCAAAAGAATTAATCCTGCGAGTCGTAGAGTACAAGCTATGAATAAGGCTAGAAGGTAATGCTGGTACAGGAAATTATTTCGGAAGGAAAAGCCTCAATGGCTTACAGTAGAAAAGGCACGCAAAATGTAAGGAAGTATCGCTGTACTAGCGGACCCCGCAAAGGTCGAGTGATGGCCAGTCCTGCAAGTTGCAACAAACCAATAAACATTCACAAAAGCATGGGCATGAAAACCACTAAACTTAAAAAAGGTCAATCAATCTCAACGCAGAGCAAGTTAACCAAAAGAAGCAATGTGGCAAGTCGCAGGTTAAAGACTCTAAACAAGCCCAGCAGACCAACAGTCAGAGGAAGGAAAATAAGATGAAAATTTATGAAATTGTCAACGAACAGATGGCTCCTGGTCAAATGCTTGATGTGATGGATGATAACGATAAAGAAACAGTTTTAATCGATCCCAAAACCAAAGTAAAAACTGTCGTACCTAAAGATCCTAACAAGCCTGGGTTTATTCAAAAAGATGATCAAGGCAAACTTACTATGTCAACAAAAACAAACGGCACAGTGGATAAAAGTATAAAGCCAGGTGACAAGGTCGCTGTAAAATGAAGATAAATGAGCTCATACAAGAATTTACAATTTTTATGAGCAATGAAGAACAAGAGCTGTACGGCAGTCTTGACAAACCCACTCCTATAACCAGTTTCACGGAAAGAGAACGAACCCTGATCGAAAGTCTAATTAGAAAAAGTTTGGTAAGTAAAATTAATCAAAACAATTTGACTTTGATCGTACGGAATGGCTGATAAGAATATCATACAAGATCTGAAGGATCTCATCGATAAAATCGACAATACCATCTTGCCTTATCAAAAAGGCAACTGTATCCGTGTTGGCGATGTGCTAGTGCAAGAAAGGAAAAATGATTTTACAGTGTACAATGTCAAAACTAAAAAACAGATTGCAATTTTATTTTGTAAAACATCGGCTGTTGCATTAGCTAAAACATTATCTTCAGGAAGAGATGTTAGTCGTAGGATAAAAGAATTAGATAGAATTATAGAAAAAAATTATATTGATTGTGTTTTTTATAAAAATGCCATGCGGGAAAAACAAGATCAAAACGATAGAGATATTATCTGCATTCGTTATGAAATAGCTCATAGGAAAACTCAAGAGGCTAAACATAAACTTGATAGATTTATATTTTGATCTGCATAAATAAATATAACATATATTCTTAATAGGAAGAGTTACAATGAACATTAGAGATATATCGCGTCCTGTGACAGCAAAGGCATTGAACGAAAGCCTTGCAAAAAGATTCGGTACAAGAATCCGACTTGAAGATTTTACATCTGAGCAGCTTCAAGATGCAAGAAATAAATTACGCACAAAGATCAGTCAGATTGAAACTAACGAAAGCTATGACACGGTCCGCCAAGAAGATTACCAGAAAAACAAACTCTTCCTTGATGTTCTAAATGCAGAAATTTCTGAACGCGATGCTATAGAAGAAAAAGAAGCTAAACCAGACTTTTTGGACCTTGACAAGGACGGTGACAAAAAAGAGCCAATGAAAAAAGCCGCCAAAGACAAGAAAAAGAAAACAGTCAAAGAAGGTGCTGAAGATACAGCAGAGCTTGTTATGGCCGCCAAAGATATGGTGGATCGTGTTACAGGTTGGATGGAAGATACTGCAGAAATGCAAACCGAAAGCATGCTTGAATTGTCAGATGCTATCAGAGATGAACTAGGTGTTGAACAAGCCGACGCATTTACAAATGCTGTGAAGCCTGCGCTTGAAGCAATGTATACTTCAATGGAATCTACTCGAGAGGCACTAACTGGTGGGGTAGGACTTTTAACTGGTGAAAGTGCACCACCAGAAGAAATGGGCGCCGATACTGAAGAGGAACTGCCAGCAGGTGGCGAAGAAATGGAGCCCACAGTAGATGATGATGAATTTTCAGCCGCTGAACCAGCAGTAGGTGGCGAAGAAGAAGCAGGTCGAGCGCAGAGAGAATCGTTTGAATCTAGAAAAAGTATGATAGAATCATCTCGTAGATTAGCAGGAATTCTTTCAAAAAAAAAGTAACAGAAGATGAAGAACAAAGCACCGCGCCTAAATTAGTGCAGGTTCTTCGTACTGTTATTGCAGGTGCTGACAGGAAAAATAAAAGTGCCTTTCTACATTTCGATAAACCATCCAAAGAAAATACCAAACCAGATTCATTAAATCTTGATTTGAACAAACTTATGCAGAATGTTGACGGCGAGTTTTTTGATTATGGCACATTTGTTGCGGCATTCGAGACAGATCCTAGAATAAAAACAATGGTTAAAAATTTTTCCAAGGATGGAATAGAAGTTAATACCAAAAATCAAATTGATGATTCTCCACAAAGCGGTGAAGATGACAAAACAGTATCACAGATGGCAAAAAGAGCCACAGATGTAGGTGCTGAATTATAATTTGACTTGCCTAAATAAATGTGCTATACTTTTATTAGGAGTGAATTATAATGACGCTAATAAACAATAAGTTTGATTACAGGCCCATTTCAAGAAAACAAATAAACGGAAAGAGACTGTATGAAACACCTGACGGACGAGCTGTTGCATCTGTCACTACAATTCTAGATGCAACAAAAGATAAGACTCATTTAATCGCATGGAAGAAAAGGGTTGGTGAGAAAAAAGCACAAGAGATTGTCACAGAAGCAGCCGGTGTTGGAACTAGGATGCATTCTTACCTTGAAAAATACATAGAAACTGCAGAATGGCCTCAACCTGGTTCTAATCCGTATGCACAACAAGCACACAGCATGGCAGAAGTAATAAAAGAAAACGCCCTTTCAGACGTCGACGAAATATGGGGATCTGAAATAGCTTTGTATATGCCTAATATGTATGCTGGCACTACAGATCTAGTAGGACAATACAAAGGGCAACCTGCGATAATGGACTTCAAGCAATCAAATAAGCCAAAAAAAGAAGAATGGGTTTTTGATTATTTCTTACAGTTAGTAGCCTACGCAGAAGCACACAATGAGATTTATGGCACAAATATCTGCGAAGGTCATGTGTTCATGTGTACAAGAGATTGCGAATATCAGCAATTTGACATTTGGCCAGATGAGTATTCCGAATGGCGTCAAGAATGGTATGATAGGTTGTACAGATATTATGAACAGCACGGATGATCTAGATTATCTCGCAAAGAAGTTTTATGCTACGAAGGAATGGAAAGAACTGCGAAAACTGATGCTTGAAACTAGAAATACTGGACGGTGCAGAAACTGCCAGGTAAAACTTAGTTCTGAAAAATGGTGCGAAGCGGTGGTAGATCATATATTACCACTTAAACTATTTCCTGAATATGGTCTAGAGATCAACAATTTACAAATTTTATGCAACGGTTGCAATTGCGCAAAAGGAAGCACAGTTGACGGAGAAAAAGATAGCATTTTGCATAAACGGAAAAATATAAGAAGAAAATTCCTTAAGGCAACAGGTAATAATTTAGAAATGTCTTATATGATGTCACCCTTAACTTTGATATCCGATAAGGCAGTGAAAAAATTCCTAAAAGAAGCAAATCGAAAAAGACGTCAAGAAAAACAAAACCTATACAGCTAAATACACTGTAAAGCGAGGAGAATAAGCATGGCCGTGGTCCAAATAAGCCGCATCCAAGTAAGAAGAGGACAAAAACAGCAAGGTTCAGGATTGCCTCAACTAGCATCAGGTGAAATAGGTTGGGCAATCGATACCAGAGAACTTTTTATAGGAAACGGTAGTGTATCTGAAGGATCCCCGCAGGTAGGAAACACAAAAATATTAACAGAATATGATGATATTTTTTCTTTAGCAAATACTTATTCTTATCGTTCGGATGATGGGTTTATCGTTACTGGTGTTGATGCAACTAGCCCTGTTACGAGGACTTTACAGGATAGGCTGGACGATCGTGTTAGTGTAAAAGCATTTGGACTCTCAGGCACAGCTGACCAAGATGCCACAGTTGAACTTCAAAGGGCATTAGATCAGCTATATCTGAACGATGCAACCAAAGGCAGTGAAGCCAGTAGAGTCATGTTACATATTGAACCCGGTGTTTACAGAATCACAGATACAATATATATTCCGCCTAATGTTACACTGATTGGCGCAGGATCTGACAAAACAGTAATTAGACAAGAAGCAACGGATGCACCTATATTTGTGACTGTGAATGATTCTAGTAGTCCTGGTACTCCTGCTAACGATGCATCAAGCACATTTAATAACCAAGCAAGAAATATCCAACTTAATGGCCTAAGCCTAGTAAACATGGGTCTAGGCAAAGGTTTAGTTTTACAAAGTTGCAGAGACAGCGTGTTCGAAGACCTTGTTATCCAAGGGTCTTGGACACAAGGCGATTCGGGATTTGGTGATAAAAAACCTGCAATCGAGCTTTCCAGTTTAAGTGGCGCAGTTGAATCGTCGTCGAACAAGTTTATTAATTGTAAAATCAAAAATTTCGATTATGCTGTTATTTCAAATTGGGATGTCAATTACAATACATGGTCCGAATGCGAATTTAGTTCATTAGGTTATGGCATAGTTTTTGGCGAAAATATGTCTTTGGGTGCTCCTGGACAGGTAACCGGACCATCCAATAATACTGTTAAATGCTCTGTGTTTGAAAATATAGACAGACAAGCAATTTGGATAGAAAATGGCGTTTACAATGTCAGTGATTCTAATGTCTTTACCTTGGTAGGCAATGATGCAGGAACTGAAGGAGAACCAGTATACAGTGTAATCAAATTCTCAGACACAGGTAACGAATCCAAAAACGATTTTTTCGGCAGAACCGCCGCCTTATCTTATGATCAAGCTAATATTGCAACAGCACCTTACATCCCAGAGATAGAAGGCCCAGTAAATAGCACATTGGGTTTCGAACATGAACTAACTATCAGTTCTGGCTCTAACAATCCTTTGTTTAGACTTCCGCAGAATATAAACCAAGGATTTGAAATAGATTACATTATCGTAAGCAACAGTTACGAAGTCACAAGGAACGGAACTTTGCAAATTGTGGTAGATTCAAGAAATGAGACAGTTGAAGTTTCAGACGAATATCATTTTAATGGCGACGAAATTTATCTTGACAATTTGATATTTTCTGCTAATTTAGTAGATGTAGATATGGACGGCAACTTAGAAACTGTGTATATTTCAGCAACCAGCACCATGCCTGGGGACGATAGCACTACTTTTAAATTCAAAATAAAAAATAAACAAACAGATATTGTTTGATGTTTGGCAAAGATTACGAAACTAGACTGAGTTTGTGGAGATCATTCAGGGGAGAGTTAGAAGTCAGTGACACGCCCTTTATTGATGCTATAAGATTTTATGAACCTGCTCCTACTGTAAGCATCCATACCGATCCATGGGACAAATCTACTTGGCCAAATCCATGGGAGTTAGTATACGAAAATCAGTATTGTGCATTTTGTAAGTTATTAGGCGTTTGTTATAGTCTACAATTAACAGAGCGTTTTAAGCATAGAAAGTTTGAGATACATATTGTACGCGACAGCAATAATTCAGACACGATATTTTTGTTGTTCATAGGAGACATCTGTGTTGGATATGATTATGACAAGACAGTTTCAGTGGCCGATCTACCCAAGAATTTATATTTCGAGAACAGTTATTTGATGCCGCCTCTGCGTTAAATACACCACGACAAAAAGAAAGAAAAGGACAAGATATGATACAAGTTACCAAGCGAGACGGCCGCAAAGAGCCTCTGGATATTGACAAATTACACAAAGTTGTTTTTTATGCATGCGAAAATATAACCGGGGTGAGTCCAAGTGAGGTAGAACTTAAAAGTCAAATACAGTTTTATAACGGCATGAGCACTGACGAAATTCAAGAAACACTAATCAAAGCGGCAAGTGATTTAATCTCAGAAGATACTCCCAACTACCAGTATGTTGGTGGCAGATTAATTAATTATGCTCTGCGTAAGCAAGTATACGGATCCTACCAGCCAAGCACAGTCCTTGACCTTGTAAAGAAAAATGTCCAGCGTGGCTACTATGACGAGGCTCTGCTATCTGCATACACAGAAGAAGACTGGAATCGCATTGACGGTTTTATCAATCACAAAAGAGATGAAAATCTAACATATGTTGCAATGGAGCAGCTACGCGGCAAATATCTTGCACAGAATCGAGTAACAGGAGAAATCTTTGAAACCCCGCAGATGTGCTACATCCTCATCGCGGCTACATTGTTTATAAATTATGACCCTGCGGAAAGATTACACTGGATCAAAGAGTATTACGACGCAATATCCAATCACGACATCAGTTTACCTACTCCTGTAATGGCAGGTGTTCGCACTCCACAAAGACAGTTTAGCAGTTGCGTGTTGATCGAAACAGATGACAGCCTTGACAGTATCAATGCCACCGCGGCCAGTGTGGTCAAGTATGTAAGCCAGAAGGCAGGCATAGGAATAGGCGCAGGCAGCATTCGCGCAATTGGTTCGCCTATCCGCAAAGGTGATGCGTATCACACAGGAGTGATTCCTTTCTACAAGCATTTCCAGAGTGCTGTTAAGTCATGTTCGCAGGGCGGAGTGCGCGGTGGAGCGGCCACTCTGTATTATCCTATCTGGCACTATGAAGCAGAAGATCTATTGGTGCTGAAGAACAACAAAGGCACGGAAGACAATCGCGTTCGTCACATGGACTATGGTGTACAGTTCAACAAACTGATGTATGAAAGACTGATACAGGGCGGCGAAATCACCCTGCTGTCTCCGCACGATGTTCCAGGACTGTATGAAGCATTCTTCGCCGATCAGGAACTGTTCCGTGAGCTTTATGAAAAGGCAGAACGCAACAACAAACTGCGCAAGAAGACTGTGAAAGCAATCGACCTGTTCAGTGCGTTTATGGAAGAGCGCAAGAACACTGGCAGAATCTATTTGCAGAATGTTGACAATGCCAACGAACACGGCAGTTTTATTCCTGAGGTCGCGCCCATTAGACAATCAAATCTATGTGCTGAGATTGATCTACCAACCAAGCCGCTGAACGATCTCAATGACGCAGAAGGCGAAATCAGCCTGTGCACACTTTCAGCCATTAATTGGGGTAACATCAAGCATCCGGACGACTTTGAAAGGGTTTGTGAACTGGCAGTGCGAGGTCTTGATGCTCTGCTAACCTATCAGGACTACCCTGTATTGGCAGCACAACTCAGCACAGAAAAACGCAGACCGTTAGGCATTGGCATAATCAACTTTGCCTACTGGCTGGCCAAGCAAGGCCTCAATTATCAAGATATTGACCAACAGGGTTTAGAATTAGTAGACGAGTGGGCAGAAGCATGGAGTTACTATCTCATCAAAGCCAGTGCAAAACTAGCGGAAGAATACGGAGCCTGTCCAGGCAACACTGAAACCAAATATGGTCAGGGTATCACACCCAATCAAACCTATTCCAAGAACCTAGACGAAGTTCTCCCACATGTGGAACGAAAAGATTGGGCCGGACTGAGAGCACAGCTGAGACAGACTGGTATTCGTAATAGCACGCTAATGGCCCTTATGCCGTCAGAAACCAGTTCACAGATTGCAAATGCCACGAACGGCATTGAACCGCCCAGGAGCATGATATCTGTAAAACAAAGCAAGCATGGAGTGCTCAAGCAGGTAGTGCCGGAATACAAGAAGCTAAAGAATAAATACGATCTACTATGGGATCAAAAATCACCTGAGGGGTACCTGAAAATCATGGCCGTGCTTCAAAAGTACATCGACCAGGGAATAAGTGTGAACACCTCGTACAATCCTACTTTCTTTGAGGATGAAAAGATCCCAATGAGTGCAATGTTACAACACCTTATTATGTTTTATAGGCTCGGTGGAAAGCAGTTGTACTATTTTAACACCTTTGACGGACAAGGCGAACTTGACGTCAACAGTTTTGACAAAACAGAAGAACCACTACCAGCAGGCGAAGACGATGACGGTGCCTGCGACAGTTGCACTATTTAAGGGAGACAAGAATGAGCAGTGTGTTTGAAGTAACCAACAGAGCAGACCATACCAAGGTATCGGCGTTTCTGGACATAAGTGGAGGTCCTACTCTGCAGAGATATGATACTCTAAAGTACAAGCAGTTTGACAGTATTACTGACAAACAGCTGGGTTTCTTTTGGAGACCGGAAGAAGTTGATATCTATCAGGATGCCAAGGATTTTAAGGCTCTTACGGAACACGAACAGCACATCTTTACTTCAAACCTCAAGCGTCAGATCTTGTTGGACAGTGTTCAAGGTCGCGCACCAGTAGAAGCCTTTGCGCCTATTGTGAGTTTGCCTGAACTGGAAAACTGGATTCAAACTTGGACATTTTCTGAAACTATTCACAGCCGTTCCTATACCCACATCATCCGCAATGTGTATTCAAATCCCTCAAAAGTATTCGACGAAATGCTGGACATTGATGAGATTGTGAACTGTGCCAATGGTATTACCAAATACTATGACGACCTAATCGAAGCCAGTAGTTATTACAATCTACTAGGGGAAGGCGAACACACAGTCAATGGCAAGAAAATCAAAGTAGATATGTACGAACTCAAAAAGAAACTTTGGTTGGCACTGATGAGTGTGAATATTCTGGAAGGTGTTCGTTTTTATGTGAGCTTTGCCTGCTCGTGGGCATTCGCAGAACTAAAGAAGATGGAAGGCAATGCCAAAATCATTAAACTGGTTGCTCGTGACGAAAACTTGCACCTAGGTAGCACACAGATGATGCTGAAGATTCTCAAGAAAGATGATCTCGATTATGAAAAGATCGCACTAGAAACTGAAGCAGAGTGCATTGAAATGTTCAGAGAAGCAGCAGATCAAGAAAAGGCCTGGGCAGACTATCTGTTCAAAGACGGAAGCATGATCGGTTTGAATACTCCGTTATTGTGTGACTATGTGGAATGGATTGTGAACAAGCGCATGACCAGCCTAGGATTCAAAGCCTTGTACAATCAAAAGAACAACCCACTGCCTTGGACACAGAAGTGGATTTCAGGAGGCGATGTGCAAGTCGCCCCTCAAGAAACTGAAATAACATCATATGTGATCGGCGGAACAAAACAGGATGTATCAGAAGACACATTCAAAGGACTGTCACTATGATTGAAATATTTGGAAAGCCCGGGTGTCCTCAATGCGATAAAGCAAAGGCAATTTGTGACTTGCGCGGATTGCAATATGAGTATAAACTAGTAGACGTGGACTTCACAAAAGAAGAATTGTTCGAACAGTTTCCGACCGCAAGAACATTTCCACAGATAAAAGTTCACGGCTTTGCCGTAGGCGGATGCGACGACTTTGAAAGGTATCTAGAAGATACCAACACAGGATCAACAGAAGGACGACTTTAATGATTATTGAAACACCCTACAAAGTAGGGGATACTATCACAGCAAAGACAGTGGCAGGCGAAGAAATTATCGCACGCCTAGAAGAAGAAAAAGGCACTAAACTGAAAGTGAGTAAGCCAATGGCTCTCACTGCCAATCAACAAGGTTTAGGCATGGTGCCGTTTACCTTTACGGTTAACCCAGAAACAAACGTCGAGTTGAATATGAATACTCTGGTGTTTGTGGCAAAAACTGACGAAGAAATGGCAAAACAGTATATCCAAAGCACAACAGGAATTGCTGTTTAGGAAATAAAATGAGTGCGGATCCTATACATAGAGACACTGACGCTAGAATCTGTGGTGCAACTACCACGGTGACCGGCCAAGCAACAGTATTTGCAAATAACTTACTAGTATCTGTAAATGGTGATCCTAACACTCATGGCGCAGGCAACCTGATAGCGGCTACTAACAATGTGTATGTAAATAACAAATTAGTTGTAAACAACACGCCAGACAATGCTAATCCAGACGGATTATGTCCTGTTGTAGGGCCTCCGCATTGCAATCCGCATACAAATCAAGGCTCGCCTAATATATTTGTAGGTAATTAAGGAGAAATAATATGACACTACACGAACAAATCGTTCAAGCATTTAATAACTATCTTGCAGAAGCAAGCACATTCGATGAAAAAGGTGTAAAGGCCGCGGCAACCCGTGCCAGAGCCGCACTGAATGACATCGGCAAACTAACCAAAGAGCGTCGCAAAGAAATTCAAGACAAAAAGAACGCGATGTAAAATGACTGAGCAGTTTGATCCTAATCACAAAAACTGCGGAACCACAGAATGCTGTATGCAATGTGATACAGCATATCTGGGCAAGGATTGGTACCTTACCGCTATCAATCCTTGGTACAAAACTTTTTATAATAAGAAGACCAAAGAAATCAATAGAATAAAGATAAAGGATACAAATGAGTGAGGCAAGCCTAGAAACCAAGAGATATCTAGACAAGATAGGTTCACGCATAAACGCATATTTTAACGCAATGAATAGAGCGAAAGAATATGTTTTAGAGAACGGAGTATACGATCATGTTGTCGTCCTAAACTGTGTGATAATGAGCTTGCTTTGGTTAGCGGCTGTTCGGGAAGAAGTCCTTACCGAAGAAGAACTGTTCATGTTTTTGAACATTGAAACTGATTTAGCTGATGCTAAAGTAATAGGTATAGCAGAAACTATGAAAGATTGGCCTTTGGAAGATGTATTGTCATATGTGGTTGACAATTTCTAACAAAGACAGTTAAATAGTATTGTAACGATGAAGCAGACCGAAAGGTTGACGGACCCGGGTTCGAATCCCGGCTGTTCCACCATAAGGGTACTATGATCAGCTTGGTACTCGATGCATAGGGAACGCCTCCTCTGGTATCCTTATGATGGGGCAGATATTGGACTCGACGGCGATGCAATTAGGCGAGTGGAGTTACCGGCAATGTGAAAGCCGTAGGATTGGGAGTACCTGGTCGTAGAAGCAAAACATATAAACGCAAACGATGAGTTCGCACTAGCCGCATAAGGCTACGGGGTTGGTTACCTTGTTACCAAATAACCAAGAAAGCACCTTCGGGTGCTTTTCTTTTAGCTAAATAATGTGCGCAGTTAATAAGGAAAATTTATGGCAGCCTCAAAAAAAGCAACACTTTCCGATACGATAGCAGAAAGAAGGGTCAAGAAAAGAACTTCGATAGGACACAGTATTTTTAGTCGACCTAAAAAGAAAGGTGCTTCTAAGAAAAAGTATAGAGGACAAGGCTAAATACCAAAATAGGAGAACATCCCGTGAAGAAGCAAGCCCTAGCGTTTTGTTTTTTGTTAGGGCTGGCTTTACCCGCCCAAGCAAATCAAATAATGAGAATGACAGCCGCCTGTCAGCAGAGTGATAGAGTTCACGACTTTATTACCCAAGAATACGAAGAGATTCCTTTCTCGCAAGGTCCAGCAGTTATTAGACTGAATGAAGAACAATATGCTGAAGGTAACAGCACAATATACGTCAATCCCAAAACAAAAGGATTTTCTGTGGTGATAGAGTTCCCCGAAGATGATGTTGCCTGCATTCTGTTGATGGGAGATGATTTCAAACCAGCAATACAAGGAGACGGAGCGTGACATTAACCACGGCAGGGATAGCCTTGGTATTCACTGTGACCAATATGACGGCACCGGGAGTAACGGAAGGACCCAAAGTGAGCGACACACTTTTTGAAAGTCGCGAAGCCTGTGCGGAGTTTGTTAACCGCATAGCAGACGACGGCACTAACTCGGTGGTGGTGGATGCAAACGGTGAGTTTGAGTTTGCCAGCATAGATGGTGTGATATTCAGAGGTGGATGCTACAGTGCTGAAGACCTCAAACGGAAAATGGCAGAACAGCAGATATGACTTGGTATGTAATGATTCTGGTAACGCAGATGAGCCAGGGAATGCACGAAGGATTTCTTTGGACCAATCCTACATTTGAAAATGAACAACAGTGTGTGTATTGGGCACAGAACAATCCCGCACCAATCATTCGCACACTGGAATACTATTATCCTATGGGTTGGGAAATACACGATTCGGTGTGCATCCGTGAAGACAAGCTGGAAGAACACGGTGTGCGTCCCTACACAGAAGGCGACAGCATTTAATAAATACTCATATTAATAGAGGGCATTAATATGACACAAAATGAATATGACGTCACCGTCTTGTATGTGGTTGACGGAGACACAGTAGATGTAGACATTGATCTAGGGTTTGGAGTAACTCTTAGAGATGAAAGGGTCCGGGTCATGGGCATCGACACAGAAGAAAGCAGGACCAGTGACAAAGTGGAAGATCTTTTCGGCGAAGCCGCAAAGTCAAGGGTCAAAGAACTAATGAAAGACGGAGCCAAACTGATCACCACAGAAAACAAGCACGGTGAAGACATGAAAGGCAAATTCGGACGCATTCTAGGCGACTTTCGTTTGCCGTCAGGAAAGACACTTACCGAAACACTTATCGAAGAAGGTCATGCTGTGCCTTATCATGGACAGAGCAAAGACGACATCCTAGCACAACATCTAGCCAACAGAGAAGTTCTTCTAGAGCGCGGTGTGATTGCTCGTGAAGACTATGATGCGGCTGTAAAGTTAATGGAACAAAAATAATCTGTTGACAGACCATTAAACTCCTGCTATAGTTATACTACACTAACAAGCAGGAGTTTTTTATGACAATGCATCTTGAAAAAGGTTTGTCAACATTAAGGACCAGCAAACCAAAGATTAGCAAACTCACAAAAACACAACTGAAAAAGTATCGCGATGAACTCCGCGTTTACAATAAGAAGTTAAAGCAAGCACATCGTCATTCCGAAATGATGACAATCGAACAATATGTCGCTTGGGTCCATGGCAAAACTGAAAGTCGAACACCTGCACAATATAAAACAGCCAATGAAGTCAAAACCTTCAAGTGGGAAACAAAAGGCTACCGCAGGGACAACACTGCGCACATTCCTAGCGGCAACTTAGGCGCAGGCAATGCACTACAACAACCTAAGAAAGAATATACTGGCACCTTGGTTAAGGGAATCGCTACACTTCATAAAAGTAATGCTGTTCCTGTTATCAATCAAGAAGAAGCAGAAAGCATTGCAAAAATGCGGCGCGGATAAACTTACAGTTTATCTCAAAACTTTAACCTTTAAATAATAGATGAGGGCAATAATGAAATTTACTACAGCGATCGCGTGTTCAATGCTATTCGCAACCGCCACTGTTGCAACCACGGAATCTTTTGGAGATACTATTCGCGCTCCGGAAGGTGAACTTTACACAATGGAAAGCCATCCGCAGGAATATTGCCTGGCATTAAATGTATATCACGAAGCACGATCAGATAATCTAGCAGGGCAGTTTGCCGTCAGTGACGTTGTTCTTAACCGTGTTCGCGACAACCGTTGGCCTGACACAATCTGCGGTGTGGTCCAAGATGCTAAATTTTCTCGCTGGTGGAAAGAAGAACACAATAAACTTGTGCCCATTCGACATAAATGCCAGTTTTCGTGGTTCTGTGACGGAAAGAATGACAACCCCACAGATGCAGAATCCTGGAGACGGGCACAGACTGTGGCATATCAAATCCTTCATCGTGATATGATGCGTGGTATCACAGAAGGCGCCACACACTATCACGCAACCTATGTGGATCCCAGTTGGAACAAGAGATATACTACAATCGGCCGCATCGGTGCTCACATTTTTTACAGAGCCGAATAAAAAACGGTTGACACCAATTTAAATCTGTCATACACTAATACTATTGTTAATCATATGGAGACAAACAATGAAAGGCACACTTAAGGCATTGGCGATTGGCGCCACAATCACTCTTGCAGGCTGTTCTGGTATGCAAGAAATTACTGTTCGCGAAACCAAAGCTCATCCTAATTGGTATGTAGACTGTGAACAGATCGGCACAGAAGGTTTTTTATTCTGGCAAGATGAATATGCATACTCTTGTGGTATGGGCGAAAGTGTTTATGAACAGGCTAGCGAGTCACAGGCCTATGCTTTTGCAGTGAAGGGATATGCTGAACGGATCAATGGAGTTGTGAATTCTAAGACATCTGTTAATCTCACAGGCAATAACAATGTCGAAAACCGTGTGACACAAACTATTGTTGAACATTCCACCAGGGAAACATCAATTCGGCAGCATGTCGAAGTTAAAAAGCACTCGTATGAACTGCAAACTACCGGGCGTGTACATACTTATGTGCGCATCAAAATGCCGCTTGAAGTGTTCAATCGCTTACTAGAGGAAGCACGTCAGGATAAACAGATTTCACAACAGGCGCAATAATATGCGATATGCTGTTTTAGTAGGAGCACTTGCAATTGCAGGTTGCTCCTCAACACCCGAAACCGCAATCACTCCTTACGGACAGTATTGCTACACCGACGAGCAAATAGTTGACGATAATGGTATGGTAAGTTCAAAAAAAATTGTGTCCTGTTCAGATAAGCCTAAGGTTAATCATGTTACAAGGTCAGCCGGAGTAGCACAGCAGTGTCGAGAATACACACAGAGATTGGTAATCAACAATGAAGTTAAAAATGTTAAAGGATTCCTTTGCAAATTTCCCGGCGGCCGCTGGGAGCCTGTTAACGGTGCTTTTGCTTACTAGCGGTTGCACAAATAAGTCTTACTACGGTGAAATAAGCACAGCAGGTAATTATAACACTGTGACAAGTGTTGTGGATATAGCCTACAACTGGGGCAAGTACAATGCATATACCGTTCCAGAGCATAGTAGACAACAACATGAAATGTGTGTTTACTTTGCTCTAGACAACTTAAATCTGGGCGAATCCTGTGACTGGTATGCAAATGATAATTCTGCAAGTGGCGTGGTTAAGGTTGTAGCTCATCGCCCTTCTGGCAGTGGCTGGTGTACTACTTTATTTAACACTGTGAGGTACAAAGGAAAAAGCAGAGAATGGCAAGAAATTGCCTGCGTCAAAAAACCCGGTAAAGATTGGTACTGGGTTAACAAATAGTAGATAAATACATTATGTTTTTAGCACTGTTATCGCTCATCACCGCACTGACCATCAGTGGGGTTGCTATATACTACTCTGTCGCGGGCTTGGTAGCTATCTTTGCCGCGGCAGCCGTGCCCATCATTATCATGGGAGGTGCACTGGAAATAGGCAAACTGGTCACCGCGGTTTGGTTGCACAAACACTGGGAGCGAGCAAACTGGTGGCTTAAAACCTATCTCAGCGCCGCGGTGGTGATACTGATGTTCATCACCAGCATGGGTATCTTTGGCTTCCTATCAAAAGCACACATTGAACAAACTGCCGCCGCAGGTGAAGGTGTTGCACAGATAGAACAGATCGAAAAAGAGATTGCTAGGCAGGAAGCAATAGTTCTGCGTGCCGAACAGACCATTGAGAAAACACAGACGTCCGGCACAGGCGCCGACCAAAATATCCAAGCACAGATCGACAGAGAGCAGGAGCGCATTGACACTGCCTATGATCGCGTGCAACCCGCAATCGATGCCACCAATCAAAAACTGGAAAACGACAAAGAATTCTTCTTGGCACAACTGCCTGACATTGACAATCGGCTAGATAGATTGGATGCACTCAGCAACATTGACACCACCGACGAAGAAGCGGTCAAACGCCTGCAAACATTGGTAGGTGCAAGACCAGACGGAGCATATGGCGGAGGCACAGCCCGTGCTGTGAGAGAGTACAGGGCGGGATTAGAAGCACAGCGAGAAGATGTGTTTGCCAAGGTTGAGGAATTAAAAGCCACTGCACAGGAAGAAATTGCAAGACTGAGAAGCAGGGCAGAAAGCGAAATAGATGACAGCAATGACTTGATTGGTAGGTTGAGAGCACAACTTGGCCAAACCACAGGTGCTGACATCGATGCTGTGATAGATGAACAAACACAACGCATTACCAATGCCAACACCGAACTGGATAGGCTTACAGAAGATAAATTTACCCTTGAAGCAGAATATCGCAAATTAGAGGCGGAGGTCGGGCCTATTAAATACATAGCAGAATTTATCTATGGTGATCAAGCAGACAAAGATCTGTTAGAAGAAGCGGTGAGATGGGTTATCATCGTGATCATCATAGTGTTTGATCCGCTTGCTGTTCTATTGTTGATCGCAAGCCAATACACTTTCAATTGGTACAGAGAGGGCAAAGAAAATGTTACCACCGAGGAAGAAAGCACCCCAGATGATTCAGGGCCGTCCGGCCACCCAGGAGCAGATGATACAGGAAGAGATCCAGAAATTGCGCAGAGACTGGAAGATAAAGAAACAGAAGATATTGTCTATGATGCGCCAAAGCCCAGTGGCTTAGATACACAGCAGTTACTACAGCGGTATGATGAATGGGATAATGCAACTGCGGCTGAGACCAAACATGACGTAGAAGATCTCAATGATAGATTTTCTGAAGAAGATCCCATAAGCAAGGAAGAACGAGAAGTTTCTAACGAATTGTCAAAGCAACAAGTAGCAGAGTCGTATACCACCGAAAAAAAAGATACAGAATCATCAGAAAAATTTCGTCTTACTGAAGAACAAATAGACGAATTAGATAAAGATGTGACATGGCAAAATGCCAAGAAGTTATGGAAGGAAGATCATCCAGACGCTACAATTAAGGAATATAAAAGGTTATATCTGTTAGGCGTAATTAATAAGTTTCCTTGGGAAGATTATCTTGACAAAGCAGAAGAGTATCAAAAAAAAAGATCATACATAATGAAGGACAAAGATCAACAGATACGCAAAATAACCAAAGAGTAAAACCAGACCTAACCACAGTGTCTTATCCTGAGGGATATATACAGAACGCAGAACAACAACAGGGTACTCTATGGAAGCGCATTGGATCATCAGATGAGCCATATTAAGATTATAACTCCTCCAGATAAATTATATACAAATAACCTCACCTTTTTATTAATTTACCCGAGTAAAATTATCAAAGATGAATTCCAAAGCATGGTTTTTGATTTTGATGACGATTTTGATGTGTATCTGTATGAAGTAAAAAATAAACAAGATCATGATTTAAATTGGTTACTTGACATGTGCCTGAGATGTAATTTGGTTATTCTAGATATAGATAACAGTCCAAGCATTATAAGAGATCTATCAAGTTATATTATTGCCAATTCTAATGTCTACTGGTTGACAAACAGTGCAGATAATGTTTATAATATACTGAGTAATAACAGAATATTTACTCTCGACTTTCTCAAACAAAAAATAGGAGCAGAACTTGAGCAAAAACTATCAAAAACATCAGCCATTTAAGGCAAGCCTCAGTGTAGAAGTGCGTAACGGCGATGTCAACGGTGCACTAAGAAAATTTAAGAAAAAAGTACAAGAAGCAGGAATTTTACAGGAAGTTCGAGAACGCCAAGAATATGTAAAACCCAGTGTAAAAAGGTGCCGTGCAAAGTCTGCAGGGCGTGCTCGTTGGCTTAAGAAATTGGAAAAACAGCAGTTAAAATCGAGCTGATATAATGGCAATGCACACAGAGTTGTGGTTTCCTAGCGTCATATGGAGCGCAATAATCCACAGCGTTAATAATAAACAGTTAAAAAAGTTTGCATATGATAAACATGTAACTGATTCTGGTAGGATTATCAGCAACTTTGGAGGATACCAAAGCAACGATTTAAAACCTAATGAGAATGCACAGATGGATATTTTAGTGAACACTCTTAATGAAGAAATATCTCAGTGTACAAAACAGGTAGGGTTACCTTTATTGCAATTGTATAATATTTGGATTAACATAAATCCACCTGGTAGCTATAATAACTTACATAACCATGTCGGTAGTGTTTTAAGTGGTGTATACTATGTAGATGCTAACGAAAATCAAGGGAATATTCAGTTCGAAAGATCTGACAACGGCGAATATCATATTCCAGAAATTATTGACAAAGAGACTTACTTTACTTGTACCCGGGCAACATATGCCGCCAAAACAGGAGCATTGTACATATTTCCTAGTTGGTTAAAACACAGTGTGCAAGGAAATAAATCAAACACTGATAGAATCTCTATTAGTTTTAATTACGGTATAAAATAGGTAACGATATGAATATAATTAAATTTACACATACTAATGACGCTGTAGTAAAACATTTTCCGCCCCTGCCTGCGAAAAAAATGATCCCGGAGTGGTATAAAAAATTAACTGACAGCGAGATAGACGAACTACCAGATTATTTTGACAATAGACTAACCACTGTAAAAAGTTGCATGCCGGTGTTAGATGTTATAACAACAGGATATATTTTAAGATGTCCAGAAGAGATCCAACTTAAAGCAGAATACTCTGGGGAGAAAAATCTTGAGACTTTTGGTTATACAGCAAATAGGGAGAGTGCGGTATCCCATCATCCTCATCAACAATGTCCAATAAAAATAGATGGTAAAAGAAAAAATTACTTTAAAATTAACACAGAATGGAAAATAATTACTCCACCTGGATATAGTTGTTATATAACGCACCCTAGCTACAGCTTTGAGGACCGTTTTGAATTTCTGTCTGGAATAATTGACACAGACACATTTGATTCAACCTTTAATATGATTGGTTATTTAAAAACACAAGACAAAGTTTTTCTCAAACCAGGTGATCCTCTAGTGCAGGTTATTCCTTTTAAACGTGAAGAATGGACACATGAAACACAACAAGTAGACAAACATAAGGATAGTATCCTAAGTTTGTATTTAAGTATCAATACAATTACCAGAGTCTATAAAAATTTAATGCATTCCAAGAAAAAATTTGACTAGTGTGATGAATTCCTGTATAAATACAATTGGACGCCAATTATGGGTCCTAAAATAATCTTGCTTATTAAAGGAGAAACAAAATGACAAGACTATCAACTCTAGACCTACCTCAACTACACAGAGCAACAGTTGGCTTTGACAGACTGTTCGACGAACTAGATCGAACATTCGCAAACAGCCAATCACAGGGATATCCTCCATACAATATTGTCCAGGAAAACGAAGACGAGTATGTAATCTCTCTTGCTGTTGCCGGCTTCAGTATGGAAGACTTGGATATCATCAAAGACAAAAATACTCTGCGTGTTGAAGGCACATCTCCCAAAAGAGATGAAGAAGTAAACTATCTACACAAAGGAATTGGCGGACGCAACTTCCGTAGAGAGTTTACACTTGCTGATCATGTTGAAGTAGAAGGTGCTACTCTTGATCTTGGCATGTTGAATATCAAGCTAAAAAGAATAGTTCCTGAAGAACTACAACCTAAGAAGATTGCAATCAGTGCGCCAGAAGCTGAAGCAATCGAACACGATAGCGAGTAAAGTCTAGGGGGAGGAATTTACTCCCCCGTTTTATAAGGTGAAAGTATGACAACAGATGTAGACATCCAAATAGATGAGAAGATCAAGCAAGTTTCAAAGGAGCCTTCAAAATACAAGGTTGTGTTTTTAAATGATAATTTGACACCGATGGAATGGGTGATTGAAATTTTACAAAAATTCTTTAGACACTCGCGTGAAACCGCAGAATACTTAACTTTAACAATTCACAATGAAGGATCAGCGGTGGTAGGTCTTTACTCATATGAAATAGCAGAACAAAAAACAACAGAAGCGACTATTGCAACTAGAGACCAAGGATTTCCGTTGGTTATCAAGATGGAAAAAGAATGAGTAATCTCAAAGAATTAACTTGGGAGCATCATAAGGAAGCGGAACGCCAAGAGTTTGTTAAAGTGTTAATGAGCGGTAAAATTAATCCAGAACTATATGCTACCTATCTTTGGAACCAACACAAAAAATATGATCTGTTAGAAGCTCTTGCTTCTGCGCAAGGGCTATTGGACGACGTTCCACAAATAAAAAGAAAACTTAAAATTGAAAATGACTTTTTAGAATTATGGAGCAAAGACACTCCGCCAGTCATAGTCACCAGCACTCATGATTATATTACGCATATGAGAAATATCATGACTGATAGTGAAGCGTTGATGGCCCATGTATATGTTCTACATATGGGGGACTTGAGCGGCGGACAAATGATCCGTAAAAAAATACCAGGCAAAGCGACCATGTATGATTTTGATTTGCCAATTGAAGAATTGAAAGAAAAAATTCGTGCTAAAACACACGATGGATTAGCTGAAGAGGCTAAGTACGTTTTTTCCAGCGCAACTAAACTCTTCCAAGAACTTATGGAGTTAGATATTGAGCATTATTTGGAACCAACTAATTGAATGTCAAAATCAAATAATAAACATTTTTGATGAAAACGCAGAGGAAATTGAAGAGCAAGGTCTTGCAGATTTCAACCAGCCAGATAAAGGTTGGATTAATCGCGTTTGGTGCAACAAAAATGTGCGTCGTGCTCATATTGATGTTGTAGATGCACGAGAATCAAAAGGGCTTTGGATGATGCATGTATGTGTTTTTCCTGTGCTCAATAACGATGCTCCGATATACGGCTTTGATGTTATCGCGGGCAAGAATAAAATGACTGGTGCTTTTCATGACTTTTCACCCACGCTTGATGTAGAACATCCCATGATTATCGGATACAAAGAAAGTGTGGAAGACTTTGTTCCTAAGAAACAGCGTGAACTGCCAGAATGGGCTCGGAATATTTTTACAGATACAATGTTAGCGGCTGGCAATGTTAACACTGAGGAGGAAGCTGTGGCCATCATTGAAATAGCGTTAAATAATCTCTGTGCCTATTTTGCAGAAGTAGGCGAATTCACAGGTTACGGTGATACAGCATTAATTACAGCCGCACAAAATTACTATTGCGAAAATCAACAACAAAATCCGCATACTCCTAGAACCATGAAAAGCCTTGGCTTGCCGGAACAAGATGTAGATATCTTCTGCCGCGACATGTTGTTTCCTAAACTTGCATAAATACGCTATAGGAGTTTAAGATGCGTTTCAACGAATTCAAAGTAGCACAAAATCCAAATATTTTATTGGAATATGATCCTAATATTTCTGACACACAGCTCAAGGATCTAATTGTAAAAAGACTAAAAACCGAAGAAGACAGAGATATGCTTGACAGAATTTATCAAGCTCTTGAAAAATCTACTTTGGACGAACGCATTTCCAATGCACTTGCACAAGACGAAGACGTTGGCGACAAACTAAGAGTTTTCGCAGGACTGGTAATGAACACAGAAGGTACCTTCGCAGAAAAAGAACAGTTCATTGCCGCATATCCAAATGGTTTTATCGATGTACAAAAACTAGCAACCCCTAATCAGGTTCATAATTTTTCAGATTGGGTAATGGGCGATGACTTTGTGATGCGGGTATTCAATAATATCTATAATTACACACCACAAGGTATTGGAGCAGGGGAATTTGCTCTTGCGGTGTTATCTCCAGATATTAAAGCATCTGGGAGAAGTGCAGACTTAGCAGGCGACCTGGTAATTAACGGCGTGATGACTGAGGTAAAGGCTCGTACCAGCAGTGGTGGTAGATTTGTAGATAACCGTAAATCAAAAATGAATCAAAGAATGGTTGAGGAAGCATTCAAAGAAGCAGGCATTGATGAAATTGGCAAAGGAATCAGCGGAAAAATGTGGGCTGAAAATATTCGCGCACAAATAGAAGCAAAAGCCTTACCAGGACTATGTGAAAAAATAATCAAAGGGGCATTTTCTTTTACAGAGAGTGCAGAAGAAGGACCCTTATTACAGGCACTACAAAGCGGAGATAGTCGTCAAATAGCACACGAATGGGGTATGCTTAGTTTTGTGAATTATCAGCGAATGAGTAAATTTGAAGGTATGCTATTGTTAGATACAAAACAGGGCAAAACTAAATCTAACTCTCACAGTTTGTATTTCACAGACATAAATGCAGTTAGTGGCGTGATACAGGCTGGACAGCCTTATGTGGTCGGTCCGGAACAACAAGTTCACCCTCAGATGATTTTTAAGATTTAAACTCTCTTGTTACATTTGTTAAGATAAACCCAACTTTTTCATCTTAGCAATCAAACAGGTTCTACCTATGCCCAATCTCTTAGCCGCAAGTGTTTGATTGCCACCAGTTTCATACAGGGCATTCTGTATATCGTTCTTTTCCAATCGCTCTAGTTTGTTTGGTAATGTGTACTCGCAATCTAATTCACGCATTGCTTCATTAACGGCTCGGAGAGCATCCTGTTCTTCTTTGTTCATAACAATATTTAGTGCTGATGTAAATATTTTTACACCAAACTGATAAATACTTGCAGTTAACAATTGCTGTAGAGCAATAAATATTATACAAAAGTAGAGCGTGAGGGCTCTTTTTTACGAGTGGGGGCTTGTGAAATGTTCAAAAGATGTTTGTATGCGATAGGTATAGTCATCGCAATAGCATGTGTGCAAAAAGCACAGGCCTTGGAAGATGCGGACGGGCAGGCTGATAGTTCCAGCCTTGTGGTGACAGAAAGCAACACCACAACCAACAGCACGGTGAACAGCACTAACACAAACAACAATGTGATCAGTGGTGGCACTAATAACACCAACACTAACGTCAATACCAACAATAATATCCTAAGTGGCGGCACTGACAACACCAACACCAATATAAACACAAACAACTCTACGATCGATCAGACCACAAACAATACCAATAACTCCACTATCAACAATACCACCGATAGCACGATCAATCAAACCACGGACAGCACCATCAATCAAACCACCGACAGCACGATTGATCAAACCGTGGATCAAACTGTGAACAGCACAAATACCAAC